ACCATCATCTGTGTTAAATATACCAGTATCTTGACTGTCTGGCTTATTAATTGATGCTGCACCGTTATTATTATCGATACATTTATATACTTTGCCATTATCGGCTATAACATAAAAGGGCTCATCTTCAGATATAGAAGAAAGATCTATTCTATTTGAATATTGACTATAAACTGTTCCAGTAGTCCACACGTATTTTTTAAATGCGACTCTAGTTTCACTTTTTCTTATTTTGCGTAAAGCGGTAATACTTTTTCGTGTATTAAGATTATCTAAAATAGCATTTGTCGGCAAAGGGAAATCCGCAGGGCTTTCTGGGTCAAATGGTGTCGGCCGACCATAGAACGCATATAACGCTATTAAATCGTTATCAATAGAGCTTTTAAAATTATTTAAAAATCCAAAACGCGCCTCTTGCGTAAGAAATGATTTATTATCTTCAGATCCATCAAAAGACGTTGAACTGCTGCCTGGTGTAATTGTTATTCCCATCTTGTATTTATATTTGTTGAATTGTTATTGAATCGTCCACAAAATCTTCATAGAAGTATACATTATCTGGAGTTGTTGGTGTGGGGCCTTCTACATAATCAATGTCTAACACACAAATCTTATTTGTAGCGTATACTAACTCAGGATCTATATCAAGCTCAGTTGGTAATAAATAAGCGCCTCCGTAGTCAACTTTTAATTCAGTTGAGAAATCAGAAGAAATAATTGTTTTCTTAATATTATTGAAAACCTTTTCCCCAGCTGGATGTAATAAATCTTTATAAAACGATAGATATTCACTAAACCCTACGTCAACTTGTAGTTCATAAGAAAACTTTTGATAGAAATCAGAATCTTGTAATACTGTACTTGATGATAATCGGCCGGATTCATTAATATATTTGCCAGAAGTATCAACAAGAGAATTAAACTTTAGAGTAAGTTCTGCACCGTCACCATTTTCTGACTTAATTTTTAAATTTGCTCGATTAATACCAATACTTGAGTCAATAATAGATTCTGCTGTACTGACTGCAGTGTCATTAGTACCTTCTACTTCAATGAAATCTTCGTAGAAGTAATTTTCAAATGTGGGTGATGTTTGGTGCTCAAGGTATCCAGTATAGTCTTGAAATGTAAAGTCATAGGTTGAATACAATGATATTTCATCAGGTTGTGTGTATAATGAGTTGTAAGGGTAGAGTGCACGAAAATCAGCGGAGGTGGAAACAGTTGGTGCTGGTGAGACACCCTGTATTACATCCCACCCATCGGAGGGAGGTGGTGTATTATCATAACCATATCCATCATAAAGAATCACAGCAGATTGATTGGCTGCTTCATCAAATGAAATTTTCCAGTTATATAGTTGGCCACTAGGAAAATAACCCATAAGGTCAGCCCATAGGTAAGTTGTTGCACCACCATTGGTGCCTGACTTTTTATATGACGGTCCACCCGAACTCGTGGTGCCGAGGCGAACATACGTTCCATTTGCATCTTCTGTCCCAGCGCCATAGACTACTATTTCGTCAGAAACTGGTTGTAATATATAATGTGGCGGTTGTTTATTAACAGCAAATACAGTTGCGGTATGGCCTGTTTTAATAAACTCTTCTGCAAAAAATATATCATCATTAATGATATTATCTATTACTACTATTTCGCCATTTTTTCTTTCTACTAATTTGAAATCACTTAGAAAGATATCTAACTCTTCATTATTAATTGTAGTTCCAGCGCCATAATCTAAAATATTAATTCCTGTTATTTCACCATTAATATTAACTGAACTTACAGCAGCCTGGAAAGATATATCACTATAACCTTCTAAAAATATTTTATCTCCTACTTGATAATTTGCACCACCCCGAACAATATTAAACTCAGATAACGTTTTGTATACTTGTCCGTATGTTTTATCATTTGAATCCTTTACTTCATATCCATATTCAAATGTTCCTATAACTGAATTAGCTAATAATTCAATAGAATAAATTGTCTCACCTCCATATACTCTAAAAGATATGCTTGAGCAGAAGCCTGACGCAATTACTCGACCATTAGTATCAACTTGCTTTATTGTTTTACCTTCAAGTAAAAAAGGATCTTCATTACCACTCTTTGATATAATTCTAATAAATGAATTTTTCTTAAAATTACCGTTTGATGGTATTAACACTTGTGACCAAGGTTCAAACACAGTAACACTTTTATTAAAGAAAAGCCTAAAGAAAACGTCAACCATTTTCTTATTACCGCGCAGATTATAATAATCAACCAGTCTTTTAATTAAAAATTTCCGCGTAACAACATTTGATTCAGGTACACCTTTAGTTACTTGAAACGCAAGTTCTCCAATAAATTCTTTTTCAGTAACTCTATCTAAGTCTCTATTAGTAGTAATATTTGAAATAAGTGAAGACGAAACATCAATGTAATTTGAATTTTCTGGTAATGATTTAAAAAATTCTTTATCATTTTCTCCAATGTAATATTCCTTTAAGAATTTTACAAGTTCAATACTACCTGGCTTTAGCTGTTCAGGTAAAAGAGAGTTAATTCGACTCTGTTCAAAGTTATTCATTAATCAATAATAGATGCTTGTATTGCTTCGTTCTTGTCAGTAATATTAATTGTTGTTTTATCTAAATCAATTGCAATTAATTGTTCTCTCTTACTTAAAATGTCGTATGAATCTGGGCGAACTCTAACTTCAATAGTTACAGTTGAATCAGTCGGTAACGCGTTAATAATTAGCTTACCTGTTTCTGGAACTAACGTTCCAGCGTTGTACTCAGAAATTATTTTTTCTCCTGTACTAGATAATCTAAACAATCTTAGTTTTCTAGTTGTAGCACTACCATTAATAGGAATGTCATCAATTTGATAATTAACATTATTAATTCTCCATGAAGTTGTGTTAATAAATGACTCAGGTTGATCTATTTCACCAAACAGTTTAAATCCAAAATCTATGTTAGTTGCAATAGTTGCGTTAGATTGAATACTAAACTTTTTATAACAATATACTTGTGCTAATGAATTTAAAATTGAAGAATTTGTTTCGTCAACTTGTTTTAAAAATTTAGAATAGCGAAAAACATTTTCAAACTCTTGGAATGATGCATCAAACACTGAAATATTATTTCTAATTTGTTTTTCTAAATCAGGTTTAAGTAAAGAAGTTTTATTTGCGTCAAATGTTACAAATAATTTTAAATATAAAAATGTCAAATCAGCATCTATGATTTCTGTATCAATTGCTAACATTTTCTTATCATCCAAATAAGATTTAATAGTCTCTTTTTGCAAAGGGGTTAATATCTCTTCTCCACTTTTTGGCTTAATTGCAATAAAAACTTTGCCATATTGTGGAGGTGTCTTTTCTTGGCCGCCAAATACAGAGATATCTTGAATTAAATTACTAAATCTTTCATTAATAATTGCTTTATAGTCATTACTAGTTACTGCTCGATTTTTTGCGGTAAATGATAATGGCGCATTGAATTTAATATTTTCAATACTATCTCTTTCTACGCCACCAGCCGATTTTGATGTTATGCCAATTTTAGTAGTTGCAATTGGAAAACTTGGATCACCCCAAGACGCAAGTGAGAAAGTATGAATACCATTAGCCTCTGGTCCTTTTGTTGAAAGATATTCGCATATTATAACAGATCCTGCAGTAGGTTTTTTTCCAAATACGTCATTACCAAATTCAATTTGATATCTGCCATCATAGTTTTCAAAAATATAATATATTTCTGATGTGTCTGTTATCGCATCTCCGACACTAAATAATTTATATGTAGTTGCGTTATCATCACTTATTGTTGCGTTTTCTTTTACTCTTATAACTAGTGTTGTTTTATCAATATTCTGATCTGCTATAGTAAACCGCTGATTGGCTAAGTTATTATACACAAATCTATCTGTTTTTTCTACGCCCTCAATTATTTCAATGTTTTCAAACTTAAATTTTCCATCTACTGGCTCTTGCGTTGGTGTTTCACTTTTTGTTTTAAACGTAAATGTAACACTATCCACCTTTCCTATAAATGAACTACCTTTTGGAACTGATAGACTTCCAATTTCTCCTGCATCAAACTCTAAACTAATTTCTGCGGTTGATGCGATTCTACTCTGTGGCGTATAACCAATAAGTTTAGCATGAGAAACTACATTTGAACGAATCTGTGCTGTATCAAGAAATGACTCATTTACTGCCATATGTGCATTTACAGCATTATAATGAGTGTTATATGCAAGTATATCGAGTATTTGATTTAAGCCTGATCCTTCAAAATCTAAATCTTTAAAAGGAGAATCTTGTCTCCTAAAGAATGACTTTATATTATCTTTGATTCTATCAAAATCAAGCTCAGTAGTTTGTAATTGTTTAGCCATTATCGTAATCTTTCAAGTGCAAATGAGATTTCTTCTCTAATATTTGAAAACTGTACATTAAATGCTATTATAACATTAAACATATTTCTGTCTATATCAGCAACCACATTCACTTGTGTATTTGATATTCTACTTTCGTTTCTTCGCAGTGTTTTTATTATTTCTTCTTTTAAGGAAAA